TAAAAAATTTGAAACACAAGTTGACTTTGAATAACCATTACGATATACCAGATCCTTTCACGGTATTTGTTGCTAATAAGTATGCTAACTTTCAAGGATCTATGTATGATTTTTTTACTAGGGAATGGTCTTATAGATGTGTTTGTAATGAGGTTATTTCTGCTCCATCCCGCAAAATTATGGTAAAAGTTAGACTATATCACACAAGGAATGAGTGCTTAAATGGATACTGAACAACAGTTTGATGATGAGTTTAATGTTGATGCTACAACAAAAGAAATAGTTGATAAGATTAAGTCTGACGTAAAGCTAAAGTATGGAAATAAAAAACGACATAGACAATAATTTAATTAAAGATATACGTCTTCAAGACATCTAGTACAGAACCAATCTGCCTCACCTGCTAATTTTCTTATACCTCCATAGATAATCTCATGATTATTGATCTTATCAAGAACATCGCCATACATATATCCATAAACGATGGGAACTAAGTGATGGTCGCATTCATACATATACTAATCATACCATAGTTGCAATACCGCTGAGTTTCTGATATGATATATACATGGAAACAAATGGGTGGACTAAAGAACTTAATGATGATCAAAAAGCTTATGTAATGGACTTAATCATCACAACAGTAAAAGAGATTAGAGAACAGATTGCACTTGATATTGAGGCTACTGTCCCAGTATGGCAGAGGTTAGGGTTTATGAAGAGTCGTAGAACAAAGGCAGCGTTCAAGGTCTGTGCTGCAATTGCAAGGGGACAAAACGAAAGAGTGCACCAATAATGTGGTCATGGGTTCTAGCAGCTATTGGTGTAACAGGAATCTTTCTAGTAGGTCGTAAGACTATCTGGGGATGGCTTATTCTGTGTGTCAATGAATGTCTATGGATTGCTTATGCATTAGCAACAGATCAATATGGTTTTATTGCAATGGCTATTGCATATGCTGCAGTATATATTAAGTCATATATTCACTGGAAAAAAGATGAAAAGGAGGGAGCCTTAAATGGTTGAGTTGATCCTTTTAACTGCAGCAGCATTTTTTTCTGGGTATTTAGTTTCATACCTAGTAATGACTGTTGGAGTTAAGCAAGATAAAGAATAATGGTACTAGCGACAGTAGCTTAGTTGGTTAAAGCCCCAAACTCATAATTTGGTAATCGTAGGTTCAAGTCCTACCTGTCGCACCAAGCACCAGTAGCCAAGTTGGTGAAGGCATCAGTCTTATATACTGAAGATCGTAGGTTCAAGTCCTGCCTGGTGTACTATACCCCTGTAGCTCAGCGGAAGAGCGACGGACTTCTAATCCGCAGGTCGTTGGTTCAAATCCAATCAGGGGTACAATTAAATTATTTCATCCCAATAAAAATATCTGTGGTCAAATTGTTTTAATGGTTTAACCTTATATTCAGTTATCTTGCCATTTGTGTATTGTGGAGCTGCAGACATTTTTCCAGCATAATCTTTTTGTACAAAAATAGGTTCATTAAAAGCGTAGACATTGAAAAATCTTTGTATCATTGCAAACGGTACATCCATTGGCATGGCATAAACTTCAGCACAATACTTAGTAGTTCTTTTACACATCTCAACGTATTCATTAGTTAAATAAAGAATTGCATGAGAAGATAACATATTATATATTCTTACTAAATTAGAATTACCACGCACTTTTTTATATTTTAGATAGAATCCAGCATGACTACTTTGAAGTCCCCATTGAGAATTACCAAGATATACTGCATCTGCATCATCTGGTATATCAACTTCATGCTTAAAATTATTTGGATCAGCATCATCTTCAAGCACTATAAAAGGTGCTGGAACTTGACTTAAAGCATTTAGCTGTGACTTTGATAGGCCCAACCTACCATTTGTTTTGTCCTCTACAGCATCAATTCTATTTATATTTTTAAAACCAACCTTTATTAGTTGCTCTTCAATATGTTCTTTTTTATGCGTATCTTTAGCCATATTGATATAGTAGACTGGTATGTCTAATAAGTTAATCTTCAATTGTTACCCTCCAAATATAAGTTATAAAAATAATCCATAGCTGATCCAGTCTGAAAATTATTATTATCAAACCCTTTACGATTTAGCATCTGATTCCATATCTGTAAAGTATAGCTGTTTTTACAATCATTTAAAACCTTTTTCCTATATTTTTTTTGAAATATTTGTTCCCATTCCCAATAATTAACTGGATAAAAAACCTCTGGATCTCTTATGTATTTTTCTAGATTATATTTTTTTATTTTTTCAGTTAATAGCTGAGGCCCAATCTCTCCCCATTTAATCTTTTTCTTATCAAAAGAATTGGATATGTCTACTAACTCAGATATTAGATCAGAGTCTTTAGGTGCTTTTAACATACCGTTTGCAACTAGGCCATGCCCTCCGCCTTGTAAACCAAAGGTATAATCATTTAACTTCCATTTTGACTGTAAGCAAATATTGTCTGTATCTGTCCATATTAAGCCAGTTTCCTGTATCATTTTATATCTAAACATATCAGCAAATGGTCCATAAGAGTTATCTGTTTTAAATATTCTATCTTCTGGAAGAATCATTCTTGCATCTTGTTTGACTACTCCATTAGGAACCACAAGCTCCATATCATATACAAACAATGTCATGCTGTGTTTATGATAAACAAAAGAAGATAAACAGGTTTGTTCTACCTTACTTAATGGTCTACCAACCCATAGAGATGCAAAATCAGCCATTATTATTTCCAAAATCTGGAATGTCTTTAATATGCCATAAACTCATTGTCTTATCTCTATCATGTGACTGTATATTTCCTTCAATTATGATTCTTTCTGGATAATTAAAGTTGTATGGATGCTTTTGTAGGTTTATTCTTCTCCACTGTCCAACTAAAATATCTTGATTATCTTCTTGATGATTCCACAAAAAATTTGTAGTTAGTAAATATTTGGAACCACTAGACTTAATGTTATTCAAAGATTTAACTACATCTTTAGTAGGAAGATGTACTAAACAATCACGTACCATGATTAAATCAACCTTTGGTAACTTATCATTTACTAGGTCTATTACAGAAAACTTTATATTTTCTTTTTTATATTTTTTATTATTATTTTGAATTAATGGTTCAACAATATCTGCCCCATGATATGATATTTTACTAAGGTCAACCATCTTCATCCAATTAAAATCACCACAAGGTATATCAAGCATTGACTTAATATTAAGGTACTTTAGCATTATGTCAAGCTCAGGTATTAAAAACTTTGTTTGTTCATAATCAGATCCTGGTCCAGACAGTGACTCTTTGCCTGACCAAGTATTATTTTTATAATATTCTGTAAAAATATCTTTACTCATTTTCAAACCTTCCTATCTTTTTTAGATTAGGATAATACTTAGATTGCTTATCTATGTAAAGAGTTGTCAAAAATGTTGTTGCAATGGGAACATAATCTTTAGTCTCCATAAATTTTCTTATTGGAGATCCATTAAATATATGGTTGCTATCATCTTCAATCATAATAAAAGGAATACGAACATCGTGTGAGTATGTTTGTATTACATCAAAGTCTTTACCCTCAATATCAATGTTCATGAAAAATGGTGTTCTTTGAAAATAATCTAAATGTATTTTAATTACATCATCAATAGTTTTAGATGGAACCTGTGCCGTCCAAGATACGTCAGTATGTTGGCTATCAATTTTTCTTTTAGCAAACTCTGGAGATAAGGTATTAGAGGAGTCTGTATCTCCAAACATATAGAACTCTTTCATTCCAGGTTCTATATCTACGGCACAGTTTAGCAAAATATCGTGTGGTCTTGTTTCATGTACTAAAACATTAAAGTAGCTATTTGGATCTACAAGGGTTCCAGACCATCCATTTTTATAAAGAAAATAAGTATTTGATTCTTTAACTGGATGAAAAGATCCAATATCTATGTATGTATTTGTATCAAATAAATTAGTACCCATTATCCATGATAATCTTTTTATAACACCATTAAGAATTGAGTCTTCTCCATAAGAAGAATAAGACTCAAACTTATCATATTCCATTTTCACCCCTAATTTATTCCTAATATATTATACTACATAAGAGAAGCAATGTGCTTAGAATTTGGAATTATAAACTCATCTGCAAACATTTGCTTTTTATCTTTTAATGTTTTATGTGTTGCTTTGTCATCAATAATAAATTCTATTTTAGTGTGTAGTGCTTTTATATCATATTCAGTATATTTTAATATGTAATAAGATAACCAAAGATCATCTAAGATCCAAAATTCTTCTGGGCATGTAAAAAAGAAATCATCCAAGAACAAAGAAGATGAACATACAAGGCCACCAGTTCCAGCATAGTTTCCTATTTCATTTTTTTCTAGCTTAATTTTTCTTTTATATACTTTTTCTATTTTATGAGACCAAAAAGATTTTACACAACCTGGCTCATATTGGTTGTGGCAATCTTCTATAAAGCTATCTGGAAGTATTTCATCATCATCAATAAATATAATCTTTTCATATCCTTCTTTGGCTAAATCTTGTGCCATCAAAAACCTTGAAAATTGTTTAAATTCATTATAATATTTATGAATAGATATGTTGAAGTTTATAAAATTTTTATATTTATTTAGCACTGTAAATAGTTTATCATCATTGCTTGAATTATTACAAATATAAAAATCAAAATCTTTGTTAGTTTGTTTAGACAAACATTCAAATGTAATCTTTAGGTTTTCTAATCTAATATAAGTACACATTATGAGTGCAGTCTTAGAATTATCTTTAATTATATTTTTATATATTATATTGTTCATGTCTTATTAAGTATACCATTCAACAGAAAAGCCAGCCTATCTCTAGGCTGGCCCTCCTACTTACTATGTTACTTTGCTGGCTTCTTTGCAGCAGCCTTCTTATGTGCTGTCTTCTTTACAGGTGCCTTAGCAGCCTTCAGAGCCTCTTCTACGGCCTTAGCGTCTGGCAATACACCAAATGCCTTATCGTTAGGATTGATTGCTCTAATAGCTACTGGAGCGATAGCAGCAACTAGTGCTGTCCATAGATCCTTTGGATCTGTTACTCCTGCCATGTATAAGGCAAGTCCTGATGCAAGTACTGAGCGACCATATGATGCCAGTAGTGCCTTTAGTTGTTCTGTATTCATTTTGTTCCTCCTAGGATATAACTCGTGTTAATAATGT